ATGGAAAGATTATGTTAGCAGAACTAGTATTCAATTAGATCCTGCTTCACTAGCTAATGCAGAAGCAAAGCTAAATCAATGCTGTAAAGTATTAGCAGTAGGAGATGATGTAACAGATATTAAAGTAGGAAATTATGTTTTAATGGGAGGTGCTGGAAGGTTAATTACCCTTAATGATACTACTTATGGTATTATTAAAGAGCATATGGTAGATGCTACATTTCTAACTATGCCTAAGATAGGTAAGGATGAAGGAGACTCTCATGGTGCTATACGTACAGATATCACTGCTAATCAATTAGAGAAATTTAGTAAAAAACATAAATATCCTAATTAATGATACTTGAAGTAGATGAATTTACTACATTAGAGAGGTTAGCTAATGACATTGCTGATGTCATTACTGACCACCCTAATAATCTATTTACAGAGAATCACCCTCTTAAAATAGAGCTAGATCAAAATAATTTTGACTTATTGCAAGCTAAATTACGTAGCCATGGTACTTATGGGAGTATCCGTCACATAGATGAGCTTATGATTAACAAATGGAAAGTAGGAGATACATATACTACCTTTCACATTAAGAAAGATAAAAAAGATGGAGCTGTTTGAAATAAAAAATGACCAAGCTACCTTTTCTCCTACAGCATTAATGCTAAAGCCTTTTGCTGCCCTATGGAAAAGAGATAAAACTAAAGGGAAAAAAGTGGCTATATCAGAAATGGCTGCACTTTACTTTTACGTAGATTATAAGTCAGACTTCTCCACCATGTTAGACCCTGAAGAGAAACTAAAACTTATTAAATCCGTTATAATAGGAATTCCTGATAAATGGGAGCCTGATGATGTATTTGATGAAGCTTGTAGTTTTTATGATAGTATGCAAGAAACAGAAGCTACTTTATTATTAGAAGATGCTCAATATGCTATACAGTCTGTAAGAAAATTCTTACGTACTGTAGATATGCAAGCTATGGATGACAGAGGTAAGCCTATACATGATGTAAAAAAAATTATAGATTCTTTAGGTTCTTTACATAAAGTAACTGAAGCTATGTTTGAATTGCAAGAACAGGTGAAGAAACAGATTCAAAAAAAGGATGATACTGTTAGAGGAGGTAAAGGAAAAGCAATGTTTGAAGATGGTGTTTAATGTATCTATTTAATAAAATACAAACTCAATTATCTGTTAAAGATTGGGAAGATTTAGATAAAGAAATCAGGAATGAGTTTGTAGAGTTTCATGATACTATAGAATTTATTAAGGTATTAACTAAAGAAAATAGACCTTATGCCAAAGATATGCCTAAAAGAGATGATGGAAGAATCATCGTGGACATTACCAATCCCCACATACTTGAAGACATGGACTACTTTAGACAGCCCTGTATACACTTCAAAAAACACGGAACTTATACAGACTTATACCCAAACTCACACCCCCAATCTGCATATGTCAAACACTGGAAAGAAGAAGCAAGAAGATGCAGAGAGGGTCTGGTACGTGACAGTGACGGAGAATGGATTACAGGGGACTTTTACTACTACCTCAACTATGGAAGGATATATCTTACCAAAATAACAGTAGGTAGTAAAAGAGCAGAAAGGGTAGAAGACTTTCCTAATTTATATGATGGAGACTATTTATACTTCCATTACTTAGAAAATTGTAGAGAAGAAGGACAACATGGTTCTGTACTTAAGTCTAGAGGTAAAGGATTTTCTTTTAAAGGAGGAGCTGGACTTGCAAAACATTTTGTACTTGGAGCTACACAAGAGGCTAATAAAGGTATTAAAGCTTTTGCTATAGCAGATGAAAGAGAATATCTTACTAAAGATGGGGTACTTAATAAATACATTGACATGGTAGATCACTGTGGTAAGAATACACCTTGGTCACGCATTAGAGATTTGAAGGATTCTTGGAATGAGATGCATTGGAAAATGGGATATAAAGACCCTGATTCTAATGCAGAACTTGGTACTAAGAATGAGGTTATGGGAGTAACACTTAAAAATGATGCAGACAAAGCAAGGGGTAAAAGGGGGGCTTACATTATCTGGGAGGAGATGGGTAAGTTCCCTTGTATTCTTAAAGCTTGGGGTATAGCCCGTCCATCAGTGGAAGATGGTAATTTTGCTTTTGGTACTATGATAGCTTATGGTACTGGTGGTACAGAGGGCGCTAACTTTGCTGGTGCAGAAGAGCTATTTTATTATCCTGGAGGTTATAATATACTTGCTATATCTAATATTTTTGATAAAAACCAGGATGGTAAAAATACATGTGGATTCTTTTTTCCTGAATATTTAAACAGAGCAGGGTGCTATGATAAAGACGGAAACTCTGATGTAGTGAAAGCTATGATGGAACTTCTTAATAATAGAGTAAGAATTAAAAGAGCAGCTTCAGACCCCAATACTTTAATACAAGAAAAAGCTGAAAGACCTATTACTCCGCAAGAAGCTATTATGCGGAAAGAAGGTTCTGTATTTCCTACTGCAGACCTTAAAGATTATTTGAGTGATATAATGCCTAGCTTAGCTAAATTCATTTCTCCCCATTGGGTAGGAAGAATAGCTCTTAATGGGGATGGAGGAGTAGAATGGAAAAATGATGATAATCTTATGCCTGTAAGAGATTTTCCATTTAAAGACAATAAAGATAAAGAAGGGGCTATTGAAATATTTGAAATGCCGTATAAAAATGCAAATGATAGTATTCCATCAGGATTATACATAGCAGGTATTGACCCTATAGATGATGATGATTCTGGTACTAATTCTTTATATTCTATCTTTGTAATGAATACTCTTACAGATAGAATAGTTGCTGAGTATACAGGAAGAACATTTTCTGCAGAAGATTGTTATGAAACTTCACGTAGATTACTTATGTTTTATAATGCACAAGCTAACTATGAGAATGATAAAAAAGGTTTATATGCATATTTAAAAAATAAAAATTGCTTACATCTACTATGTGATACTCCAGAAATTATTAAAGATATGGATATGGGCACTATTTCTAAAATAGGAAATAAAAGTAAAGGATGTAACTCATCAAAGAAGTTAAATGCTTGGGGAAGAAGACTACAAGCTACTTGGATGGTACAAACTGCTTACCAACAATATCATTTAGAAGAAGGAGAAGAAAAAGAAGAAGTATTATTAAATCTACATAAAATACGTAGTATAGGATATATTAAAGAAGCTATTGCTTGGAATGCAGATATTAATGCGGATAGAGTGTCTGCTATGGGAATGCTTATGATACTAAGAGCTGATAGAGAACAAAGATTACCAGAATTTGAAGCTACTTCCAGTGGCTTAGAAGAAGATGATTTTTGGAGTAGAGGTTACGGAACTGCTAATAATTTACTAGGATTTATGGAAGATTCTGTCTTAAGCCAATAATAGCTATACAAATAGATAATACTAAAACTGATAAGAGATAATGTACTTTATATTAATTATTATTGTAAATTGACTAATAGCTAAAAGTTATGCCAAATAAATCTACACTATACTTTCCACCTCAAAAATTGTCTATAGGAAGGAAAACAGAAAAATGGGGAAAACAATGTATAGAAGCAGGGGAAGACCTGGCTATATTTCGTTATAATGGAGTTAGGGAATCCTATAAAAATAAATTAATAAATTATAATCTAGCTAATGATATTTTAGATACTACAGATCTAGAAAGAGTTTGTAACCCTATGGGTATTAAACAAGCTACTTTTCCTGCAACAATGCAAAACTATCCTATTGCTAATCCTAAAATTGATTTATTAGTAGGAGAAGAAAGGAAAAGAAGATTTGATTGGCATGCAAGAGTAGTTAATGATGATGCTATTGGGGATAAAGAAGAAGCTAAAAAAGAAGAAATTAAAAAGTTTGTAGAAAGTAAAATACAGCAACTACAACAAGAAGACCTTGTTAAAATAGAACAAATACAAGACCCTCAACAAAAACAAGCTGCACAACAAGAATCTCAACAAAAAATACAAGTAGAAATGCAAGATCTTGGAAAATACTTAAAGTATGAATTCCAAGATATGAGAGAGCGTATGGCTACTCATACTTTAAATTACTTATATAAAACATTAGATTTAAAAGAAATATTTTCTAGAGGGTTTGAAGATGCTCTTATTGCAGGAGAAGAAGTATATTGTACAGATATAATAGCAGGAGAACCTACTCTTAGACGTGTTAATCCTCTTAATTTACATACAGTACGCTCTGGAGAATCTCCTTATATTGATGATGCAGATATTATTGTAGAGGATGGATACTTTGCTCCAGGTATGGTAATAGATGATTTTTATGATGTATTAACAGATGCTCATATAAAAGAAATTGATGAAGGTATATCTACTAGTAATAATGACGGATTTATAAATATTGGAGAAAAAGAACAATCATGGGTTATGGAAGGTCTTATAGATACTGATAGTCCTGGACATAATAATTCTTATGGGCAATTTTGGGATACTGAAGGTAATATACGTGTAACAAGAGTATTATGGAGATCACAAAAGAAAATTGGAGAACTTATCTATTATGACCAAACAACAGGAGAAAAACTAGAAACTATAGTACCTGAAGATTATAAACCAAAAG